CTGGCAATATCGGCAATCGTTTCCGGCCGCGCGACTTTCTCGAGCACCGGCTTCAGTTCGTTGTTAAACCAGTCCTGAAAGCCGCTCGACGCTTCCGGCGAGCCAGACGTGGCTGCCGAGGCCCGCCCTTCCGCCAGCACATTGCGCGGCTGGTAGGGCGGCGTATAGCCCTTAATCACCTTACCGATGTTCTCTTCGGGCTCGCCCGCGTCAATCATCCGCTGCACGATGGCCTTGAGCTCGTCAGGCATTTACTGGCCACCGCTGTATTTCTTGATGAGGTCTTCGGCGCTTAAAGCCGTCGTCGGAGCCGCGCCTATTGCCGATTGAAAGCCGCTCACATCGAACCCGCCGCGCTTCAGATTTTCGATATGCCCGATCTTGCTGTCATTGGCCAGTTTGAGGATGTTCGCCAACTTGGCTTGGACGACTTGCGGCGGATCATCCTGCTTCGGCATGTATTGCTCGGCCTGCTCCTGGTCGTTCTTGCGCATGACGCCGCCGTGAATCGCTCGGCCTGCGACTTGTCGCGCTAAGGCGATATTGGCGGCCGTTTCCTTCGCGGCTTCCGCGCCGGGCACATAGGGGGCCAAGCCGCCCGGCACAAGGAAATTTTCCGCGCGGGCGATGCCGCCCATGCCCTGACCCGTGCTGAGCTTATTGCCCAGATCCTTCAATTCGCTGATGGATTTGTCGAGGTCGCTGATTTTGTTGATATCGGCGGCCTGCACGGGTCGCCCTGCGGCGGCTTTCGCCGTCTTCGCCGCTTCGGTATCGGCTCGCGTCTTCTGCTCCAGCGCCACGCGCTGAGCTTCCAAGCCGATCCGCTGCGCGCCTTGCTTCGCCGCTACTTGCCGTGCGGCCTCTTCCGCCTGCTGATTCGCCGTCATGCCCGTGGGCGACGTGCCAGCTAAAACGAGCTGAGCAGACTTCGCCTTGGCCTCTTGTTCTGGCTGTTCGGCCGTCTGCTTCGAAGCTTCTGCATTGGCGGCAATGAGCGCCGACGTGATCTTCGGAATCGCCTGCGGCCCCTGTTGGAGCACCATTTGCCGGTATTCGTCTGGTTGTTTGGAATCAGGAAAGACTTCCTGATGAATCTTCATCGCCATCTCAAAGCCTTCCGGCGTATCGCCTCCAGCTTTGATTAAGCGGGCCTGATTCGCCTGATAGGCTTGTTCATGCAGCGCCTGTTCTGCATTGGCCTTTTTCGTCGTGGCGGATTTCTCCGCAAAGTCGGCGGCATTCTTCCGCGCCTCATCCACCATTTTTTGCGCGGCTTCGTAATGCTCTGGCGCCGTCGTCTTGACTTGGGCGAGAAAATTATCAGGCGTGAGATCAGGATTGCCAATCACCTGATAAAAGCGGGCATTGGCTTCGTCCTGCTTCTGCTTATCCTTCAACGCCTGTTGTCGGAGTTGTTCTTCCGCCTGCGACGACTGGATCTCCTGCCGCTGCCGTTGCAAAGCCCCGACCTGCGCCAGCGTCTGAAAGGGCGTATTAAAGCCCTGCGAGGGCGGTTGCTGATAGATGGAGGTATCGATCGGCATGTTACTGATTCATCGTCTGCCACGGGTCGCCATACCCGCCCGTCTGTGCCGTGGATGGCAATTGCGATCCGTAATTCGGATAGGTGCCCGGGGCCGCTTGCCACCCGCCGGTATTCTGCCCACCGCTGCTGGTCTGCCCAAGTTGTCCCAGCGCCCACAGTTGCGATCCGGTATTCACGGCGCCGCCGAGCGCATTACCCCAATTCTGGCCCTGCTGCTGCGAGCCAGCCGCCTGCGCATTGCCGATGCCCTCATAGGCATTGGTCGCCTGATTGCCGTAGTTCTGCCCGGCCTGCGCCATCTGCCCATTCGCCTGCATCCCGAGCTGCGCCAGCGAATAGTTGTTGTTGAACAGTTGCTGATTCGCGCCCTGATTCAACTGATACGTATTCGCGGCCTGCCCATAGTTCTGGGCGTTCTGATTCAAGCCGTAATTCGCATAGCCGAGGCCGAGTTGCCCCTGTCCGAGCGCCAGCGAATTCGCGCCCTGCTGATAGCCCAAGCCGAGCTGCCCTTGCCCCAGCGCGTTTGAGACGTTGGCCTGATACGCATTCAAGCCCGTTTGCGCGTTGAGCCCATAGGCAGAGGCCGCATTGGCTTGGTTCGCCTGCTGCGTGTTGTAGTTCATGCCCGCGTTGAACTGACCCGCGTTCAAGCCCGCCGACTGATTGGCGAGTTGCCCCTGTAGGTTCTGGCCAGCATTGAACTGCCCGCTCTGCATCTGGTTGCCGACGTTCGCTGATTGCGCTTGGAGGTTCGCGCCCTGATTCGCCAAGGCGGCCTGCTGCTGATACTGGTTCGTCAGCCCATACGCCTGTGCGAGATTCCCCTGATTCGCTTGGTTATAGTTCAAGGTGTTCTGCGTATTCGTCTGGTAGCCTTGCAGGGCATTGTTGTAGACCTGCTGGTATTGCTGGCCGGCCAGATTCGCCGCTTGGTCCTGCAGCGCCTTCCACGTATTCGACCCTCGCGCCACGCCTTTCGCCGCGCCTGAGTTGACCAGCGCCTGCATGGCCTGCTGCTGGGCGTATTGAAACTGCGGATTGTTCTGAAGGTCCGCTTGCGTCGGCGCTTGGAAGCCGGAGGGGTTCGCCAATGTCTGCGCCTGCAACGCCTGTGGCCCTTGCACTTGCTGCGGCGTAATCGTCCCCGGCGCGGCCGTTGGCTGTGGTGTGACCTGCTGCGGCGTCACATTGCCGGGCTGCTGGATCTGCTGCGGCGTATAGGCGCCAGGCGCTTGATACGGCCCCTGCTGCTGCGCATTCTGGAAGTTCTGCCCCGCCTGCGGAACGGTGGGGTTCGCAATGGTGCCCGTGCCGCCACCCGCGCCTTTGCCGCCGGTATCCGGTCCTTGCCCGGCAAGGTCGGACCCGAGGCGCCCCGTGATATAGGACCAGTCCCCGTTGGCGTTGTTCAGCGCCTGCCCTTGCCAGTATTGCCAATCGCCGAGGCCCGACCCGCTCCCGCCCGGCGTAATGCCGTATTGCTGATAGAGCTGCGCCAGATGCGGATCGATCCCCGCCGGCATGCCCCCGCCTTGCTGCCCGCCGCCGGTCTGCTGCGTCAGCCACGAGGGTGCCCCGCCCTGAAACTGCTGCGTCATGCTGCCATCAGCGTTCTTCGTGAAGTATTGCCCGCCGCTCGAATACACGGGCACGCCATCGGGCGCCGTGGCGACCTGCTGCATGCCTTGCTGTTGGCCCTGCTGGTTGACTGCTGGCGCCGGCGATCCAGCGGTAGCTTGGTCGCCCGTAATGGTCTGGAGTTGCTGATCGAACCAATCGGCCATTTAACCCAGCACTTTCGCGCCGCGCTGCATCGCTTCCTGAATCCGTGCCCGCGGGAACCCTTGCAAGGTCCGCCCGTCAGGCGTCTGAATCGTGACGGTGTCGCCCTGTCCGCCCGGCGTCGGCATCCCCGGCATGGGTTGCCCCGGCGGCTGGCCAAGGGCGCCCATCGACGGCATCTGCTGCGAGGGCATTTGCGGCAGGTTCGGCTTGGGCACGCCTTGCTGATAGTTCTGCGGATTGAACTGGTTCGCCGGTTGCGCGGCCATCTGCCCGAGGCGCCCCAGCGTCATCTGTCCGGCCTGCTGATAGGGCGCTGCCGCCTGCTGCTGATTGCCATAGACCTGCTGCTGAACGGCCAGCGCCTTATTGGCGGCCTCCGTCTGCGCGTCAACCGCCTTGCCGGTCTGATGGCCCTTAATGGCCGCTTCAGCCACGCCAGCGCCCGCTGAGGCCGCCGTCAGCCCGATAATCGCCGCCGTCGTTAATGCGCTCATAGCTTCACCTGATAGGCTGTTTCGACGGCCTGATACCCGAGGGCTTCATACATCGCCCCGACGCGCGGATTATCGGACGGCGCAATCATCTGCAGCGACTGCGCGCCATACGCTTTCGCCCACTTCTCCGCCCGCCGCAGGAGCCAGCCCCCGGCGCCGCGGTCCTGCGGATTGAGCCACCAAAAGAGTTCGCCGGCAACCACCTTCCCGCTCATGGGATGGACATACCCCAGCACGCCAATCGTGCCCATGATGATGCCGTCGCGTTCCGCCACGAAGATGGCCGCATCGCACCGATTCATCAGGCTATTGAGGAAGCGCATTAGGGCCTCCGCACTTTCTCCGATGTATTCGCGGTATTTCGTCGACGTCACGAACTCGCGCAACAAGGCGACGATCTCCGGCACGTCAGGCTCACCCGCCTGTCGGTAGGTAATCGCGCTCCGCACAGCCGTGGCCAACGTGGTCATTTGGCGCACACCGTCCAATTCGTGCCGTTATAGAACGCGCCGACCGTCAAGGCTCCGCCACCGGCCACCACGCTGCCCCATGTATTGACTGTGGAATCCGTCACGACGAAGACCATCCCCGCCACCGGCTGCGGCAGATTCGCAAACGTCACCGGCGCCGAGTTGCCCGGCGTGCCATTCACGGCCGCCCGCAGCCCCGTGAACCACTGCCCCCAGGGATAACTGAGGAGATGGCCCTCGAGCGGCGCCGTCAGTTGCGGAAACGGCGTAATCATGACGGCCCCACGCTCACATCAATCAAGGCATCCACCCAGCGCGACGGCACGGGGTCCGTATCGATGAAGCGATCCACGCGGTTGCGCGCCTGCCCGCACTGCGTCCAGCGCACGCGGGTATCAAAGGAGCCAATCGCCCCGCTCGATGCCCACTGTTCGTTGCCCCACGTCTGCCCGCCATCCTTCGAGGTCTGCCGCATAATCTGCGGGTCCGAGCCTTGCCCGCGCTGCACGCCTTGCCCCACGTCCATCACGAGCTGAATCGCATGCGTCGTAAACCGCTTCTGGTCAAACGACAGCCGCGGCGGCTGGCGCAGCCGGCGAATCGCGGCGCCGTCCACATCGGTAAACAAATCCGTCCCCATCCGGTAGATCGCCCCCGTTAAGCGGTCCTGCACCAGATTCCGATCGGGATGGGCAAAGAACATCGGCCGATAGGCCAGCCATTGTGCCTGCCGCGTATCCCAATACAACCGTTCGTGCCACAGGCTCGTGGCTTGGTCGAACACCCATGTCCGTTCGGCGCTGGGGAACGTCAGCACATAGAAGGTGTGGCCGTTCTCCTGATAACTGAATGCCACGGCATCCGAGAGATCGCCATACGTCGCGATCGACGCTTCCACGGCATGTGTACTGATGCGGCTGGGCGTATAGCCAGAGGCCGACACTACCTGCCCATGGCCCTGCTCATTATGCGAGAGCCAGATCAGCGACTTATCCAGCCGCGCGCCCGAAAACGCGGCGGCCGTGCCCGTCTGCATAAACGCCTCTTGAATTGAGGCGAAGGGAAACGGCGCCGTCCCGGCGTCATACCAGACTTCTGAGGTGTGATCCCCGAGCAGATAGATCAGACGATTGACGACATACAGAGCCCGCCAGGGGTCGCTGCCGTCCGTGCGCTGCTGGATGTTTCCGAGGTCGATACTCAGGAAATTTTCGAACGCCGTCACTTGCAGAGTAGAAGAGGTGGCATCGAGAATGACGCCAAACCCATCCAGAAAGCCGCACATCGTAGCGCCCAGCGTGGTCGGATTCTGAAAGACGTTTGTCATCAGGTCCAACACATAAAACTGATTACCGCTCGTCAGGCCGAGCTGATTCCCGGCATCCCCGTTGGACATGAACGTGACGGGCGAGGCGTTGCGCTCAATGACGCCGCGCGACACGGCGGTAGTGCCCACGAGCTCATAGAGCGTAAACCCCGTGACGAAAAACGTCCGCTCGCCAAGGGAAAACATCCCGCCGCCGAAATTCGCCGTGGGGGCGACAATCAATTCAAAGCCGGGACACTGGAGGAGCGCCCCCGGCGTCGGGGCCGTCTGCGATTCGTTCAACTCGACATAGCGATTAATCAGGCGTTCGGCATCGGCCATATACGATTGGCTTTGATACGACGGGCCGAGGAAGCCGGGATAGCTAGGCATTTACGACAGGCCAAGACTCACGGTCAGCGCTGAGGCGGGCGCACTGGAACCGGCCGCCGTCGTCGTTGCCGCCATCCACAGGCCATCTTTGAAATACAGGCCGCCGCCGTCCTGCACGCCGAGTGTCTTACTGGCCAGCGTGGCCAAGCCGACCTGATATTTCGGCACGGTCGTGCCCACGGTCGGCGCGATCGCCGTATCGTAAAAGCTGACATACGAGGCCGCGGCAGCCGCGTTATAAATGTCGTAATCGAAGATCTTGCACGGCCCACTGACAAAGATCGCCGTGGCCAGCAGGCCGGACGTGCCATTGACGAGGACGGGACTTGCCATCGCTGCTCCTTATCGGTTCGAGGTCGTCGTATTGCCCGTGAGGTAATTCCAGCCCGCGCCCAGGCCCGGCACGAGGGCCGGATCGATCGACATCGCCCCCGGGTCGACGTTCGGCTTCTTCATGTTCTCAAAGGCCGCGCTGGCCATCCGAGGCAATAGGGGCGGAATCTGCACGCCAAAGGGACTACAGAAGCGCAAGGCGAGTTGATAGAGGAACGCGTCCTGATACCCCGGCGGGCCTTGGAGAATACTATCGAGGCTGGCCGGGACACCCACGGCTTGCGGCGTATACAGCACGATGCTCAGACTCTGCGGCTGCGGCCACAGAAACAACGTGCCGTGCGCATCGGCCAGATTCGTTTGGTAAAAGCTCTGGGTCGGCAGCGCAGACGGCAAGCCCTTAATCGACAGCGACGAAAACGCATCCTCGTCCATCATCCCGATCGGCACTTCGATGGCGGGCGATGAGCCGGGAATGAGAAAGCTAATCGCATTGATCCACATCGGCCGGTCAATGTTGACCGTCTGCCCGATGCCGACCAGCACGCTGGACGTCGAGGCGGGCCAGACAAAGGTTGTCTGGAGCTGCAGCGAGAGCGTCAGCCGATCCGCCGCCCAGGTATCAATCATCGTCTGCACGCGCCGCAGGCCGAGGGCAATCTGGCCGGCGTTGGCCTGTTCGCCCGGCTCAAGCACGCCGATCTCCACCAGCGCATCCGTGATGAGGGACCGCACCGTATAGGCCAGCGCGAAGACGCCTGAGGCTGGGGTCGCCGCCGCCGTGGTGGCCACCTGAATCGAGGCGGAGACGGCGCCGAGGCCCGTAAACGTAAACGCAATCAGGGCGCCGTTCGTCTCGGCTTGCGAGGGCCGATACGTGTAATACCCGTGCCCTTCTGCTGTGCAGATGCCCGCCCCGACGCTGCCAATGGCCTGGACGCCACCATCCACGGTGACGTAGACCGTGACGACGCCGACATAATCGAGGCCCGTCGAGGCATCGACCATCTGCGCGCCAATCACTTGTCCTGGCTGGTTAATAACCATGAGGAATCCGCGTGTAGTCTACACCCTCAGTGCGTTTCCGGCTGGGTTCGCGTGGGGCCAAGGAGCTGGTTACTATCGGCCGCCCATTCCGGCTTAAATCGCTGCACCAGCAAGATTGAGACGCTGGGCTCCCGCACGTTGCGGGCCTGCGCTGATTGGGGCACTGGTTTGGGGTTCGGCCAGTCCAGCGGCTTGACCGGCTTAAAGATGGGCAGCGAGAGCAGGCCCAGATCATTGAGCGTATGGCTCCCCTGCTGCGATTTGGCGCCCTGCGGGTTCGGCCAGTCGTGCTGATGCTTCGCTTGGCCTTGGGGAGCCGGCAGAAACACATTGAAATTATAGGGATCGGTGACGAATGCCGATTTCAAAATGGCGGGATTGACCCAATCTCGCTGTTTAAATGGGTCTTGCACCATGATCACGACGGGAAACACGATCGGATTCCGAATCGGCGGCGTATCCACCGTCGGCAATTGCGGCGCCTTCGGCCAGTCATATTGAATGAAGGCAGGACTCGTCTGATCCTGCATGTAATAAAACAGGTGCGTATCCGGCTTTAAGGGAAGTCTGGCGGGCGTGGGCCAGTCACGCAATTTAACGGGATCACCGATCGACAGCGGTGGGGGTAATAACAAGAGATTGCGAGGCACATCGTCCCGCATCAAGGCGCCCGGTGCGGACGGCACGGGCCAATCGCGTTGCTTACGTGGATCGTCCTTGGGTCCGATCTCTGGCCGATAATGATGCAGCCCAGATGGCCGCTGGCCCAATTGGGCGGGGGTCGGCCATTGATGATGAAAGTAAAAGGGTTGCTGCGCGGGGCCGGATGGAAATAAGAGAAGGTTCCAAGTCGGCGGCAACTGTGCGCTATTGGCGGCTGTCGTCGATAAGGCCGCAATCGCCGTGATGAGCGGCGCGCGGAAGATCGTCGCCATCTACATCACACTCGCCGCCCAGAGGTCATTAGGCGCGGGACCCACGACGAATTCATACGCGCCAATATCGAACGCCGAGCCTTGCGGCCGTGTCACGCCTAGAATGTCGGTCGTGTAGGCGTTCGTCGTGCCTGCATCAATCGCCGGACTGCCGACCGTCAATTGATAATTGTCGCTGGAGGGATTCACGAAGACCGGATTGACGCCCACGAGGT